GAGCGTTGTTGCTCTGGCCAGGGTTTAGCGTCCCCGTACGCGCCGTTGGTGACTGGCTCACGTCATTATCATCGGTTCCTGGAGGCTTACGATTCCCACTGTCTGGGCAACAGTTGATACTGCCCCGCCGGACCTTGTCTTAAAAATGGCTTTGCTGGGATTCCATTCTACACAGCGAGAATAAAAGAAAGAAGTATTCGGAGATACCGTATGATACCCGAAGAAAATCCAAAGTCGAACGGAAAACATTAAACATTATTGAAGACAACAAAATGGAAATCTGCACCTATTATGTGCCCTGCGGGGATTGTAAGGTGTGCCTTGATACCCTTGAGCCGAACCACTTTCGGTCTGAAACTAACCATCCTGTTGACGCTACCCTTTATCAGCGCTTGCGCTTTGCAAGTGACCTACTCGTACATGTCGATTACGATGTACCTGAGGTCCCGCCTTCGTGCGGTACTAGGCTGGGGGATGTGAGGGATGGGGGAGTAAGTTTGCCCGGAGTCGCTGCTCCGTCCTCGTGTAGTGCGATTCAGTTCTGCGCAACGGGGGCGGTTTGGGGCCGTGTGGGAGCTAGTGGTAAGGTGAAAGAATTCCGGTACGTCAAGGAATCAAAACGAAAAAGACGACTCCTTGCGAGAGCTGCTCGCTCTGTTCGTAGGGAAAAGGAGGATGTAAGACCGGCGGCAGAAAAATCCGATTCGGGTTCCAGAAACAGTTATTCCAACATGTTTCAGCCCTTGGCAGATTTGACTTCATGCACCAGATCGGAGAAGTTAAGATCCCAAGCCCTTCGCTTGGCATCTCATCTTTCCTCCGAGCTTGGTGTGCCCGTCGATACAAGTCTTTTACGTGACGAAATTCAGTGCGGAGAGTTAAGGAAGGCAGTAAGGGAAATGATGCCGGAAAGACTCAATGAAATACAGGAATTAAGCGTGAAGACGTGTATGAAAGTCGAACGTTCCGTTTGCAAGTACTGTGAACCAAGATTTTCTGAGAAGATTAATGAGTGGCGTGATTTTCTTTCTCAGCCGGTTAAGGTCAGTGATGGTCACCTGAAGGCGTTCCGCAAAACCTTCAGGTCAAACATTCCACCTAGGTGGAATACCAGACCTGGTCCTTTTATTCCGAATGGCAGTGCTTCTCTTTTCCACTCAGTCAAGACTGGCGGTAATTGGAACGAGGAATCATTTTCCGACAGGTGTCGTGCGGTCTTGGTATTCTCGAAGGGGAAGCCGAGGATCGTCACCTGTTATTCCTCCCATAACACCGAAGTATTGACTCCTCTTCACTCTTCTCTTTATAGTTTTCTGGGCGACATGGGTTGGCTTCTCGTAGGAGATCCAACTGAGGAACATGTCTTGTCTTTGAATGGTAGTGGTCCTTTTAACAGTTTTGATTATACTGCTGCCACCGATTCAATTAAGAAGGCCTACGTACAGGCTGCCATAGAAGAACTTATAAACGCAGCGGTCGACCTGGATGACGAACAGATCCGGTGCCTCCGCGTCCTCGGTGATCTCCGTCTTTTTGACCTGGAGACTGAGATCTCAGGTTCTGACTACCCGGAGGGGTATCAGGATTTCAACCGGGGACAGCCTATGGGAAGTGTGATGAGTTTCCCTTTGCTTTGTCTCATCAATAAGACGTGTGTTGATATGGCTCTAGCTGATCTTTTACTTGCCAATAAGATCAGTTTCGTGGAGTGGTCAACACATCGTTGTAAGATAAATGGAGATGACCTTCTGGTGCGCGAACCTAAGGAGAGGACTGATCTTCGCTCGTTGATCATCTTTCATGGGGGTGAGATTGGTCTCACTGTGAATGAAGAAAAAAGCATGGTTTCTACGGAACTTGCTGAGATCAATTCGACCCTCTTCTCCTCTCGCGGCCAAGTCAAAGAGAAAAAAACCAACGCCTCCGCAATTTACATGAAACCCGATACGCAAGATGTACTTGGTTTGGCTTACGAGTCATCGAGGACCGTCTCGGGTTTTAGAACTGTGGTGAGAGCGAACGCGCGGTTACTTTCTCTCCAGGAGGAAAAGCATTTGGAAAGACTTCCATATCCTTTCGTAGCGGCATGCCGCAAGGACCGGAAGATAAGGAAGGCCTTGCTTTCTGTTCCTGAGGGCTCTCGATCTCAGGTCGATAACATCTTTCCCGTGGTACCGATGCCTTCGGGTTATTGTTTACCGCGCGAGAGGGAGATCGAGGTCCTCAACAGTGAAGTGAAGCGATTAAGGTCGCAGGGAATTGCACTCAACATAAGAAAAGCTGAACAAAAAAGAAAGAAAAAGAATGTGTTGATTGCCGTACCCGGCCGTAAGTCTTGGAGATCTTTACTTCTCCCCCGGCCAAAGAAGGAACCGACGGTTCTGTCGGTTCTAGACAAGGAATATTGGTTGTCTGTGAAGAAGTTGGGTCTCCTTGATGAGGATGTGACGGATCCTCTTATTGATAATTGGTTCTCATTTCACGATGGAAGCCTTTTTGATAATAAGATCGAGATGTTATCATCCGCAATGAAGTCCTGCGGG